CGAATTTTCTATATCGTTCCAAAAGATTATTCGCAATTGATAATGATGTACTTTTTGATGTCAATTCTGCTTGTAATCGAAAGATTTCAAAATCTTTTGCGTATAAAATCTTTTTAATTCTACGTTTAAAACCTCGTTGTTTTTTCATTATGCACCTTCACTTCCGATTGTTGCTGCTTCATATTCTTCTTGACGTTCTTCAGGTGTTAATTCTTCAATTGGTTCAAAGGCAGAACAAAGCGGTTCGGGGTCTTCTATAACCTGATTAAATTCGTTGCAGACACCCTCAATTCCTTCAAGTTCAAAGTGAACACACTTTGAACAATCTGCATTTTCTGTTAAAACTGTTACGCTCATTCTTATTTCCTTTCTACTGCAATACGCAGTTCTTCATCTGTTACACTGTTTTTATTGAAGAATTTATCAATATCCGTTGTGATATTTTTGATAAGTTCGCATTCTTTTTTATCAATTCGCTTTTTGCTTGCTCTGTACTCGTCAATAAAATTCAAAACATTATTCAATAATTTCAGCGAATTAGTTCTATAAATTTTTTCAGTTCTTGTTGCCATTGTTAAATGTCCTTTCATATATCTGTTGAAGTGTATTAACTTCCATTTGTGCCTTCAGATAAATTTTGTATTGATTCAAAAAGTATTTTTCTTTTCGCGGTTCGCAATAGCAATTATTTATCTTGCCTTGATAATATGCCATTTTGCTTTTATACTTTTGACGCAATAGTTGTAAATCTTCAGTTACGACTTTTGTCATTGCTCTTACTCCTTGTAAAATACGTATGTAGTCTTATTGCGTATAAAATCACTATAAAAATAATTATTTTAATCATTATTAACCTTTCAATAAATTTAATTGCACTGTGTTTGTGAAATCTCGGAACATAATCTGTTTCGGAAGAAAATCTTTGCAAAAATAACAAGACATAAAGTTGATTTTGTTCGTGTATGCCTGTCCTTTAAAAGTCATTCGTTTCGGGAACAATAACAGTTGCAAGTCAATATCTTTAAATAGTCTGTATGGTGTGCCATCATTCAGATAAAGAACTGACATCAAAATTGCAAAAGGTTTATTGAAACTTAATATTCTTTTAAACATTTCTGTCTTATTCGTGAACGGTGGGTTTGAAATAATTAAGTCAAATTGCTCCGGCACGTATCTATAAAAATCTTGACCGTTATCAATATGAGAATTTACAACCTTATAACCATATTCAGTAAACACTTTTACAAATTCCGATTCTTCAGTATCAAAAGGACACCATATCGTTTTATCCTGAAACGGCTTTAAAAATTCAAGCAACGGTTCAACTGCATAACGGTATGTGTAACACTCGTCATTGTTTCCTTTTGATGTTCTGACATATTCATTTGTAGATTTTTCTTGCATACTTCACCTTTAAAGAAAAGAGGGTATTAAGGGGAATTAACACCCTCAAAACATCACAATAGTTGGGAGGTCAAAACTATCCTTCTTCTTCCTCGTCTGCACAACACGGTTGTTGTCCGTCTTCGTTAAAAACTCCGCCGTCACCTGCAACAATCACTTCTTTGTTTTCTTCTGAACTCGTCTGACTATCTGCAATTATTTTTAAAGCATTAAGTGCGTCTTCTGTCTGCTTTCTGATTTCTTCATCATCAACTGAACCTAAATATATATTGCCGATATAGTCCGCATTTTCAAGAATTTCACGGTTCTTTGGATAATTCAGCAAAAGTTCATCTTCAAAAACATTGCTTATTATTGCAAATTTACCTTCAGATATTGATTTTTTTATTAAATAATATTCACTATCTTCAATGCCATAAACATCACCTGTTCTGAAGTCATTGCCTTCTTCATCAACAAAACCTGTGTTTACCGCTTCTTGTTCTTCCTGTTCTTCGTCTTGTTCAAAAATGTTTTTTTGGTAATATTTAAGAGCATTACGAACATCTTCAAGTTCTTCTTGTTTTCTTTCAAGAAGGTCTTCCTGATTCTGTAATGCTTTTTCAATATTTCTGTAACTCTCAATCTTCTTTTGATTTTCTTTCAGCTTCTTCCATTCTTCTTCTGCAATATTGTCTTCCATTTCTTTCTTTACTTCGCCAATAAGTAAATCAAAAACTGTTGTGTTGCTTGCTTCAATAACTTTTTCAAGTTGTTCTGTTTCATTCAACAATTGCTTTTCGCGTTCCTGAAGCTGCTCTTTTGTTAGTCCGTCAAGTGATTTTCTTGTCATTTTCTTTTACTCCTTCCTTTAATAACTCTATCGGTTTAAAGATTTCTTCTGTTATTCCTGTTTCAAGTATTGTGTATTTATAACCTTTTCCCCACGTCTTTAGTAGTCCGTCTGCTCGCCATCCGCAATACATACATTCGTATCTGTCGGGAACAGGTGCGTTGCAGTTTGAACACATGAACATTTTTGTCGGGAATTTTTTATTGAATTCTCTTTGCGTGGCAAACACTTCTTCTTGCATAGTTCCTCATTACGATATAAATTTGTTATGTACATTTGTCCTACTTTATATTTCACTCTGTTCTTTCCTTGTAATTACCAATAATGTCTTTATTAGAAATACATCATTGTTTATATAACCTGTCATTGAAACGGTATCACCTTGTTCAATAGTCGGGAATCTTTGCCATGCAACACATAACCGTTTACCGTTGTTTGCACTGTTACAATAAAAAGCACATTTGAATTTTTGTGATTTTTCGTACCATACATTTTTTTCTAAAATTTCAACAATTTTTGTTTCAACGTGAATTGTTTTATCTTCCCAAGTTGAAACAGTTGTTTTCTTTTTCTTCCGTCTTCTGCTCATAGATAAACTCCTTGTGTTTTTGCCGTAGTTTTTTCACTCCGGCAAATGCTATCAAAACAACCGTCATATTCAATCTCATTTTGTGTCGGGTTTGATAAGATTTCAGGGTAGTTTCCTTTGTCATATTCGCTTTTGATGAATAATAATTCGTATCGGTTAATTAAATACTTGTTGTAAAATTGTTCATTACTCAATTTATATTCAGGGTTTTCAAGATGTTGGTGCAATACTTTCGGAATTAAAATTAAACAATTTTCAAGACCGTGTTCTTTGAACCATTCTTTGTTTCTTTCGTATGGTGTAAATTTGATTATATGGTGCAGTTCAAAAGAATAATGATTATAACAGGACGTGTCATATATCCACGTTGCTTTTTCTATTTGCGGTTTTAAATAATTGCCGTAAATATCTTTTTGAATATCAAGATAGTATATTCTGCCTTGATATTTTTTTATTTCATCATTCATAATTTTGACTAATGCTGACATACTTCAAACACCTCTTTATCGGTAATATCAAATTTCTTCATAAGGTCTTTTAATGTCGGAACAACTGCCGCTTTTCCGTTAATATTTATAATTTGTTTGCCTTCATAATATTTTTGTATTAAGGCAAGTGCGTCTGCTTTTCCCGATATTCTTTCAACTGCAAGTTGAAGTTCTGAAGGTTTGTTGCGTTCCGCTTCTTCCATTGCAAGTTTTTGTTGCAATTCTTTTAATTCTTTTTCCGTCTTTTTGTGTTTCAATGCACCAAATTCACCGTTAACCAAACGTGCAAGATTATTGTCCTTTAATAACCAATTTGCACAAGGTTTAAAATTAACATCAGTGTCAAACTTCAGGTTCTTCAGGGTATAAATAATATCACGCAGTTTGTTTTTTAAATCAGGAATTTTTTCATTGTATTTTTTCAGACTTTCAATTTCTGAAGATTGCAAAACAGGTTCTTCACCAAAAAATTCAACATACGATTTATTGAAAGCAGATAATAACCACCGAACATTTGCAGCTTGTTTTTTGTCTTCGTTTTTTTGTTCAACGTAATTAAGATTGCGTAAGATTCTGTCAGAAATATAAACACTTTCGTTTTCTCTGTCTTCAATACGGAACAATTGAAAATCATTCATGACACGTTTTATTTTTTCTGCGTCTATTCTGTATTTAAAAGCAAGTAGTTCTTCTTCACCTACAACAAAAGTGTTTTGGTGCATATATTCAACTACTAACCAATAAATGCCGTAACCTTCAGCACCTAAAGTGATAAAAAGTTTTAGCAAATTTTTATCTTCAAGCGGTGTGTAATCGTGTGAAAAAAACGGTCTTATGATTTTATCTTCTTTCACTATTGACCTCTGCGTCTTCTTAATTCTTCTTTACGTGCCTTGTAACATTCGTTTACTCTGCAATCTTTAATAACCTGCAACAATGCTTTTGTTGCTTCGTCATACGCACGTTTTCTTCTCTGTTCTTCATACATAAATGCAGGTATATCAACACCTGAACTTTTGCGTGGTGCGAATTGATAATAAAATTCTATGTATGCCTGATTATGCAGAAATTCAATTTTGCGTTGATAGATGTCATTTTTAATTTTTTTAATCTTGTCAAACACAAGTTTGAACAGGGGAAATGTAATAACTCTTTCTTCTTTCTTTGGTTGAATCGGACGTGTTAAATAAATAATCGTTGCCATTTTCTAACTCCTACTTTGTTTCATTTTTAATGCGTTCCATTTTTCCTGAACGGCTTCATATACAAAATCGCTTCTTGACGGCAAGCCTTCCTGTTCAACATAACCGTCAATTTCCATTAATAAATTGAATGGAATACCGACACACACAGGAACTCTGTTTTTGGGTAATCGTTGTTTCATTTTTTCAAATCTCCTTTCTTTTACCTATTTTTCGCAACAAAACTACACGAATAATAACGGTCAAATTTTGCCGTTTTCGTGTTTTTATGGTATTAAATAGATAAGTAAATAATTATATCTAACATACATAATTATATTCAAATGAATAAATATGTCAAGTCATTTGAATATAATTTACAAAAGTTCATACAAAAGGAGTAGGAATGCTTAAAGAAAACCTTAAAAAATTGCGTCAAGAATTGGGTTTATCAGTTGCAAAACTTTCTGAAAAAATTGATATTCCTGCTATGACATTGACTAATTATGAACGTGGTGAACGAACACCTTCGGCACAACTTTTTATTCAATTGAATAAAAAACTGAATGTAAACCTAAATTGGTTCGTTTCAGGCGAAGGTGAAATGTTTATTGCACCAGAATATGAGGACGTCAAAGAAGAAGTCCTCGCAGAAGTTGATAGAATTTTAAAGAAATACAGAATTAAGAAGTAACTTTTTTAATGATTTTTTCAAATAAAACAGTTGCTTTTGCTTTTCCGTATGTTTTTAAAAGTGCATACAGAATTTGTGATAGTTCAATTTTATTCATGATGAACTCCTTTCTGTATATATAAAATTAAGAATTGTAAAGGAATAGTAAATTTGAAACAGGAATTTTGTGATTGTTGTCTTTCGGGCGGTAAAAAATTAAAAAAAATAAGCATTTACAACAAATTTGAAAATGGTTTTTGCGATTGTAATGCGTTTGTTTGTGAAGATTGTTTTTCAAAGCCGGACGTATTTGAAGAATATCTTGAAAGAAAATCTGAAAAATGCAATCGTGATTCCGTTTGCGGTTGTTTAGAATTTGCCGGACTTAAAAAAGAAAATAAACTAAAAGAAAAATACGGTTTTTTAATATATCTTATTCCGTTTGCATTTGCAATTCCGTCAATGTTTTTTATCAATGGATATTTAGCACGTGAATTTTATGCAAGCATAATTTTTATTGTTGTATATGCTATTTGTTATTATGTTTATAACAAAATTTAGTCTATGCAGTGCATTTATTCTGCATATGCAGACTTTATGCAGTGCATTATTCTTGCATATGCAAGTGCATATGCACCTGCATATGCAGAAATGTATGCAGAATTATGCAATGCAATGCAAATAAAATAAAACAAAATAAAATAAAATAAAATAATAAAATTTTATAAATAAAATTTTATCTTAAAGAAACACACAAAATTTTATTTTTTCTCTTTTTTCTTCAAATGTTACAAATTGTAAACACGAATTTTTACAAATAGCAGTTGAATTTTATGCCGTTTTTTAAAATATTTATTTAATTATTTAATAATGACTTTTTTTTTAAAATCATTTAATCTCAAAATTGTAATTTGAACAAACAACTGAAGTAACACAATGCAAAGTGTCTGCTTTGTCGTGGGAACGGTGAAAAAGTGTTGATGTTCGCTAAATTACAGGAGTTTTTGCGGAATAAGAGAGAGAATAAAATGTATATTGTTCATGGAACAAGAAGAATTAAACATACAACAATATGGTTTCTTGCCGATATTGAAGGTTTCACGGAACGTGAATTGTATGTTTTTATTTATTTTGTAGGTTTGAAAGAAAAATATATCACCGTTTTATCCGAAAAAAATAAACTTTCAGGCGAAGTTTTTCAACAAAAAGATGTCGGGCAAAAAGCAATTGACATTATGGAACGCGAAAAAGTCAGAAAATTATATACTTCTGATGATATTAAGATTCAAAAAGGCAAACCTTGTGGTTGGATATACGGCGAAAACAAAGAAGTTCACGATAAAAAAGGAAACATTATTGCAATAAAGCAAAATGCTTGCGATTTTTTTGGGCAAAAAGAAACGATTAAATCTGTTGACGTAGCAGGTTAATCACTGCTGATTTCTCTTTGTTCCCTTCAGAGGATAGTTTTCTGTCCTCTGAACTCCTTAAAAGTCATTTCAATCTCATATATGACAGTGTGAGTGCGTGAATTTTCACGCACTTTTGTAACAAAAGGAAAACGTTATGGCTGATTTACCTAAATTGACAGATAAACAACAACAATTTATTCTGCGTTATGCCATAAATGGCAACAATGGTGCAGAAGCATATCGTTTTGCTTATAACTGTGAAGGAAGTAATGAAGCAACAATTAATTCAGAAGTCAATAAATTATTAAAAAACCCCAAGATTACCCTATGGTTAAACCAAGCAGAAGCTAATGTGCAAGAAGTTTTTCAGGACGAAATAAAATATTCTGCAAAAGATTGTTTTGATGAACTTGCAGAAGTGCAAAAAAGAGCCAAGACAAAAGGCGGAAATTATCAACACGAACTTAAAGCAATTGAATTAAAAGGAAAACTCGGTGGTCTGTTTGTTGATAAACACGCAGTTGCAGGTGTCGGACTTGCTGAAGTTTTAGATAAATTAAAATGATGAATGAAGATATTGATATTGAAAAACTACAAAAACTTAAAGATAATTTGCCGTATTTTGCACAAAACTTTCTGAAAATAAAAACAAAAAATCAAGGTGTTATAAACTTTAATTTTACAAATATTCAAGCAGACGCACACAGAAGAATTGAAGAACGTAAACGTCAAGGCAAACCTTGTAAAATAATTTTCTTGAAATCTCGTCAAGTCGGTATGTCAACAATGACAGAAGCAAGATTTTTTCAGAAGATTTTATTCAACCGTGCAAAAAACGCATTTGTTCTTGCTGATAAATCTGATTCAGCACGCAATATTTTTTCAATGACAAAAAGATATTATGACAATCTTCCTGACGGTCTGAAAATACCTTTGATAAAAGATAGCACTGAAGAACTTGCACTTTCTACTGATTCAAGTTTTCGTGTCGGTACAGCCGGAAGCAAATCTGTCGGACGTTCAATGACAATTAATTATTTTCACGGTTCGGAAGTTGCATTTTGGTCAAACGCAAATGATATTGTTTCAGGTATGCTTCAGACAATTCCTGATAACCCTGATTCAGAACTTATTCTTGAAAGCACAGCAAACGGTACTTCAGGGGACGGTGCATATTTTTATAATATGGTGCAATCAGGTCTTGATGATAAATCTGACTTTATGACACTGTTTTATGCGTGGTATCAACAACACGAATACCGCAGAAAAATCATTGAACCTGTTAAATGGAACGAAGAAGAACTTGAACTGAAAGCACTTTACAACCTTGATGATGAACAACTTGCATGGCGAAGGGCAAAACTTCTTTCAGATTTCAAAGGTCGTGAATATCTGTTTAAACAAGAATATCCTTCATCTATTCAAGAAGCATTCATTACAACTTCAAATGCCTTAATTCCTCTTAATTGCATTGAACTTTCAAGAAAAAACAGAGGTCTGACAGGAAACGGTATGCCGATTATTATCGGAATAGACCCTGCAAGAAGTTCTGACAGAACTATCATAACAATAAGACAAGGCAGAGTTGTTCATAAATTTTATAGATTTGAAAAAATGGATAATGTAAGACTTGCAGGTATTGTAATGAGATTAATACAAGCAATTAACCCTGCAAGAGTATTCATAGATTACGGTCATGGAACAGGAGTATATGACATTTTAGTTTCACAAGGTTTGGGTGCTATTGTTGAACTTGTTCAATTCGGTTCACAAGCATTTGACAGTAAAAAATACGCAAACAGACGTGCTGAAATGTATGACAATATGCGTTCATGGTATATGCAACAAGGCGGTGTTCAAATTAATGACCTTGAATTTATTGAAGAATTTGTCAGAGATATTTCAATAATTCCTGATTTAAAAGTTTCAGATTCAACAGGCAGATATTCTTTAGAGAAAAAAGAAAATATCGTTAAAGGTACAGAAATTCATTCAACTGACTTTGCAGATTCTCTTGCTCTAACATTCGCAAGTCCTGTTGCATACGCACCTAAAGAATTTGGCTATAACGCAAATCAGATACAAACTGTAAATAAAAATTGGCAACAACGTTTATGAAAGGACGGTAAAATATGTTTTCACTCGGAGCATTAGCAGCCATAGCTGCACTCGCAGGTTTTGCAGGTTATCAATATTCAAAAGCAAAAAATAATAACACAACAACAGTAACAACACCTTCTGCACAAGCAGATACAAACAAAGATTCTACTGCAAAAAGTGTTAACACCTACAACTATTATACAAACGATTCTGAAAACGGAACTACTTTGTTCGGTCAACAAAAAAAAACAAAAAGAACATTGTTTGGTACAGAAGCATAAAGCAATTATCTTGACCTTTGCACCTGTTACACCAAAAGAAAGAAAATTGTTAATCAGAACTAAAATATTAAAATTTGCAATAAATCAGCACGCGGAATATTTAAAACCTGATTATAGAATTTGCACAGACTACGGTGTTATAGGTAATTTGCTTCAGAATTTTTCACAAAGAATTATAACAACGCGTGAATGGGTGCCGAATAAAAGATTGATTTATGCAGGACAGATTAATTTTAAAGGCTCAACAATCGTTTCTTGTGTTGAATATCTCATATCAGTAGGAATCAAAGAAATCTTAATTGTCGGCGATAACACAGTTCACAGTGAAGTATTCAAAAATCGTATAAATGCAGAACTATTAATAATTCGGCAGAAAAATCAAAACGTAAAAGTTTATCAATACAGAAAAGGCAATTTCTATTTGCCTGTTAAATCAGTAAAACATTTTATCAATTGAAAGGAGTATAAAAATGGGAATATTTTCAAGACCAAAAACGCAAACAGTAGTGCAACAACAACCGGCACAAGAAGAAAAGAAAGATACTGCAAAAGCAAAATCAAGACTTCTTGAAACAGAAGGCGGAAACAAAGGTGCAGAATTACAAGCACAACAAGGTCGTTCAATTCGTAGGATATTCGGATAATGTATAGCGAATTATTAAATAAAAATACGCATAATGCAATATTTATTGTTGAAGCGGTTCTGAATAATCTTTGTGAAGCTACGGTTACAGAATTGAAAAAAATTAACGGTGAAGACTATTTAAGCAAAACTTTTGACACAATAAAAGATACAGACATTCACGTTATCAGGCTGAAAAGCAATCACGAACCTGTCGGTCTTTACGGTCTTATAGAATTAAGTAAAACTTCAGCAGGTATATATCTGTTAACAACCGATAATCTGCACAAAGGGAATATAATTAAATTTTTGAGAGAAGCAAAACTGCAAGTCAATCAATGGACTAAAGAATATAAGTTGATTATGGATAATTGCTATAAGAAAAACATCAATATTCAAAAATGGTTATTACTATTAGGTTTTAAACCGTCAGAACATCAGGACGAAAATTTTCAAATTTATTATAAAGGTGATATAAATGAATACAATTGATATTACAGAAAAAGAACAAAATCTTGTTATTGAAAGATTCAGAGAATTAAAAACTGAACGCAGTAAATATATTTCACGTTGGAAAGACGTGCAAAATTATGTTGCAATCACAAATGAAATTAACACTGAATTTGAAGATAACGAAGAACGTAATAAACAAAAAGATGTATTCATTAATGAACCTACCGCTTTTTTATGTGTGTATCAAGCAGGTGATTATCTTGCAGGTATCTTGTGGAATTTAAACGCAGTTACACTTGAACCTTCAAAATATATTGAAGATAAAGCACAAGGTTCTGACCTATCAGCATTTTACAAGAAAACAACAAAAACATTCTTGAATCAAATGAACGCAACTGACGCAGGTTTTCAATCAGTTTTGAAATCAACTTGTTACGAACAAAACAGTTATGGAACTTCAGGAATCGGAACATTCAAATCTAAAGAATTTGAAAACGGTCAATCTGAATGCTGCTTATCTTTTAAACCTTTTGGTGTATGGAACTCATGCATTGATGAAGGAAGCAACAATAAAATTGATGTTGTTTACACTGTTTACAATTGGCGATTAAATCAAATTATTGAAGAATTCTGCTATAAAGACGGTGAATTTTCTGAAGAACTTTTTGACAACTTGCCTGAAGATATTCAGAGAGCATATGAAAACAATAAATTCAATACAAAATTCAAAATAGTTTTCGGAATATTGCCAAACAGTTCTTTCATCATGGGTAAACGCGGAAAGAACGGTGCAAGGTTCAAAGGTTATTGGTTCGTTGAAAATTCTGAAAATAAAGTTTTCAAAGTTGATTATTTTAATAAAATGCCTATCGCAATGTGTCGTGCAATACGTGTAAATAATCAAGTTTATGGCGAAAGTGCAGGAACTCTGTCAATATCTGCAACAAAAATGCTTAATTATATATCAGGCAACGCAGTTGATAATATGGAAAAAACAACTGACCCTGCACTTGGAATAATTTCAGGTGCTTTAGTTGCAGGAAACGTTCTTGACCGTTCAGCAGGTAAAGTTAACCAATTTAACGCAAGTGCAGTTGCAAACGGACAAACTCCGATATTTCCGATTGCACAAGCGGGGGATATTTCCGCAGTTGTGAACTTCTTGATACCTGAACTTAAAAAGAATATTGTAAATTTCTTTAAGATTGACCAATTACTTGATTTCAACAATCAAACACAAATGACCGCAACTGAATCAAGTTACAGAATGTCAATAAGAGGAAAATCAATTAACGGTCTTTTAACACAGCTTAAATCAGAATTAATTGAACCTACTTGTCATAGAGCAATATCAATTATTCTTGATAGCGGACTTTTCGGCAGAACATATTCAGAAGTTATGGAAATGCCGGAAACAACAGAAGAAGAAATTGCACTAAAACAAAAAGTTTTAAAAGAAGGTGATTTTATTCCTCAAGTTGTTGAAGAAGCAATGAAAGACAATAAAGTATGGTACAACCTGAAGTTCAACGGCGAACTTGAAAAATTATCAAATGCAGAAACTTATGAAGCAATAGGTCAATTCTTGCAATATTTTCAGGCACTATTAAACATAAAACCTGAACTTGTAAATGCTATGAATGAGTATGATTTTCTTGACCTTCTAAAGTCTGTATCAAATTTAGTTAATGATAATTTGATAAAAAATAAGTATGACTACGAAGAAACACTGAAGCAAATTCAAGAACAAGCACAGACACAAGCAGAACAACAAGCAATGCTTAATCAATCACAAGTTATGAAAAACTTTGCTTCAGCAGGAAAGGACGGTGCAATCGCAAATGCAGAACAATAGCAAAATTGACGAACTTCTGAAGAAACAACAAGAAGCAGAAGCAAGGCAAAAGAAAATTGTAGAAGATTTAAAACTTGCTTGCAAAGACATCTTTTCAACACCAAACGGTAAGTTCTTTCTGAAATATCTGAAAAATATGTGTTTTTGGTCTGAACAAGATTTGAATATCAACAATGAGGTTCTTATCTATAAAAAAGGAAGACGCGACACTTGGGCTATTATCAGAAACGTTATACCAAAAGATGTGCTTGCACAAATTGAAATCTATGACGAAACGGAAATTAAGGAGTAAACAAACAAATGAACGAAGACGGAAACACTTTTGAAAATGACGGTCAAGGTTTTGACAACGGTCAAGGTTCTGAAGGGAATCAAGGAAGCACAGACTTTTCTATTCCTGAAGAATACAAAGACAAAGGCTGGACTAAATTTTTTGACGGCAAAACAGGTGATGATTTAAAAACTGAATTGTTCAGAAGTTATGACAATTCACAGACTTTAATCGGCAAAAAGGTTGAAGACTATATCAAAACTACCGATTTAAAAAGTTTAGACAACTATGAAGAAATCAAAGAAGCATTGACAAAACAAATTGGAAATCAAATTGAAGTTCCTGAAAAAGCTGAAGACTATGCTTTTAATGATATTCTGAAAAAAGAAGACGGAAGTCTTGAATACGAATATCCTGAAGACGCACTTAATTATTTCGGTGATAAATTCAAAGAACTTTCACTTTCTAAAGAACAAGGTCAAGGTCTTTTAAAAGCATATACACAATTTGAGATTGAAGAATTTCAAAAATACACAAATGCTGATGAATTAGAAACAAACATAAATACCATGTTTAATAATAATCAGCAACAAAGAAAAACAGTTGAAGGTCTTCTGAAAGAATTCCTTCCGCAACAAGACCAAGAATTTCTTCAGAAAACTGCACCAAACTATACAATTGAAATGTTTTACCGTGTAGCAAAAGGTTTAGTTGATAAATACGGATTCAAAGAAAGTTCTTCAAACTCAACTAACCCTTCAACAATGAGAATGTCTGAAGCCGACAGAAACGCAGAATATGACAGACTTGTTAAGCAACTTGAAGAACTTGACAACAGACCGCAGAAAGTCGGCGAAAAAGACGCAATCGTTAACCGTATGCGTGAAATCTTTAAATAAGATTTAAAAGAGTAAAACAAATAATTTGAAAGGAAAATAAAAATGGCAGAATTTAAGTATATCGTTGAAGGTATTTATGAAACTGACAAAGGTTCAGGAAAAGATTACACAAATTTTAATTTTGAAATCACACTATCAAGATTTAAAGCAGACGGTGCAGGTTCTCATATTTTAAGAAGATTTTTACCTATGCTTATTAAAAAACAAAAAAATAAACCGTTATTATCTCATATTCGCACTTTTCTTATTACAGACGTGCAAAAAGTAAGTGATGAATTCCCACTTGCCGGAAAGGACATTTCTGAAATGAATGAAGAAGAAATACAAGAACTTGCTTGTATGTATGACATCTTTGAAATTCCTTTACCAAACACTGTATCAATTACAGAACTTCGCCACAAAGCAATGGAAGCATACATGAAAAAAGTATTGCAAATTCCTATGAAAACTCCTGAAGAACAGGAAAAACTTGACTTCTTTAAACGTCAACCTGACGGAACATTGCAATTAGATTTAGGCGAACAAAAACTTGTTGTTCAGGTTTTAAATATCGGCAAGAAAACAGATGAAGTCAAAAAGAAATCTTTATCTGACTTCATTAATGCAAATCAGACAAATGAATTTGCAGATAACGGTATTCTTGCAATGACAGGAAAATTTGACGAAGGTCAGGACGATTCAGAAAAATCTAATGACGGCAAATTTCCTTCACTCGCGAACTTGACAAATGCTATATTTGGCAAGGACAACCAAAACGTTGAATAGAACAAGCATATAGCACTCTAATTCAACAAATTATATTTGAAGAAAATCTGTTATTTTGCTTTCTGCAATACACAGGCAATTTCGGAAAATGTAAAAGTCGTATTACTCATACACTTTCACTTTCCGAAAGTGTATAAAAAGAAAGGACAGAAAAATGACAGTTATCGCAAACCCAAACCTTGACCATGCTACACTGCTTCTTTTTGAAAAGAACTTTGAACGTTTAGCTGCAAACAAGGACACAAAACTTCTTAATTGCCCTGCAATTAAGCACATGGACATTAAAGGTATTTCTAACATTTCACGTATTGAAGGGAATGACCTTGTTGACGTAACCGCTTCAGGCAGAAACCCACAAAAACAATACCTGACAATTAGAAATGACAACAGAAAATCTGTTGCAAAAAGATTCACAGGTACATACCTTGTTGATTCTTATGACAGAGCAGTAAAACTTATTACTGACCCGACTTCTGACTTGTTCCAAAACTTGAAAGAAGCAAAAAACAGATTAACTGATAAATGTATCATTGATGCCGCAGTTGGTTCTGTTGTTGTCGGTGCACCTGATAGTGCAGGTACAACTTTAACCGCAGCACAAGACGGTGTAAAAACAATAACAGGAACATCTTCTTTCAGTTATTCAAGTGTAATTTCACCTGCAATTACAACATTCAAAAACCAATATGTTGATACTGACGGTGTTACTCTTGCAATTTCTGCTTCAGAAGAAGAAGCATTGCGTAATGATGATAAATACATGAACGCATTGTATTCTAATCAAAATACTGTTGATAGAGGTACAATTACAAATGCTTCAGGCTTCAACGTTGTTACTTTTGCAGGAAACGTTCAAGGCGGAACAACTGTTGACCTTCCGATTCTTCCTGAATCTTCAGGCAACGTCCGTTCTAACGTTCTTATGGCACCGAAATCAATCGCATACGCGGTTGAAATCGGAAGACTTGATTGCGAACGTTCCGCAAACTATGTTAACTCATGGGAAGTAACAATTGACATGTGGGTTAAAGCAGTTAGACTTCAAGGTGCTAAAATTATAATCTTGACTTCAACTATGTAATATTAAAAAAGCAGACTTGTATCTTATCAGGTGCAGGTCTGCTTTTTGTACTTAAAAAAGGAATAAAAAAAATGATTACATCTGTTATTGATATATGCAACATGGCACTTGATTATTGCAACGTGCGAAATATAACGTCAATGGACGAAGACACAAAACAAAGCAAAAAATGCTTAATGTGGTATGACACAATAAGAAAATCTTTGCTTCTGAATATGAATGCAAGTTTTTCAATAAAACGTGCAATTCTCGCTGAAGTTACAAATATAAAAATTGCATACGGTTATGATAAAGCATATTCACTTCCGGCTGATTGTCTTCAAGTTCTTAATTTGGATAGTCCGATAAATGACAGATATTATCAGATTGAAGGCAATTATCTTTATTGTGAAAAACGTTTTGAAAACGAAGAAGTGAAAATCAGATACATTGCCGATATAAAAGATGTTACAAAGTTTGATTCTGAATTTTGTGATTGTCTTGCGTTAAAACTTGCTGAAAAAATATGTCTTCCGTTAACCGAAGACGAACAAAAAACAAATATGTTGAAACAATTTGCACAACAAAAATATATTGAAACATCAACAAAATACGGACGTGATAACAGAATGATTGTTATTAATACACCACGATACCGTCAAGCAAAAGTATTTTCTGACATTATTGATTTTAATTATCCTGCAAAATGAGGTGAACAATGAGGACAGGCATACCTAAAAACAATTTTTCTTCAGGACAAATTGACCGCGATATTAAAGGACGTTTTGACTTACCGTTATATCAAAACGGCTATGAGATTTCACGCAATTTTTTTCATACAGTAAAAGGGGATTGTTATTACAGAACAGGTTTTGAATTTATTGAAGAAATCGGACATTCAGCACTTTATGAATTTAAGTTTTCGCAAGAACAAGCATATTTGCTTGTATTCAGAATTGAATATATTGAATTTTGGTCATACAACGCAAACGGTGAATTTGTTCAGGTTCTAAACAATAACAATGAACCGTTAAGAGTAACCCACCCATACGGAACCGAAGTGTTCAATTTGAATATGACACAGAATTGTGATGTGCTATATATAAATCATAATGACGGTCATTTTGCAGAATATCAACTGAAAAGAACTGCAAGCAACGCGTTCACATTAACAAAAACAGCTTATACAAACTCCGGCACTGCAAGTTTGTCAAGCAATTCTGAAACAGAAAATCATGGTTATCCTTGCACTTGTGCGTTCTATGAAAACAGACTTAATCGTTGCAGTTCTTCAAAATATCCAACGTATTTATACGGCTCAAAAGGTGCAGATTATAATAATATAACTGTCGGAACAAACACAAATGACGGCTATCAATTTGACCTTGCTGAAGCTAATTCAAAAGCACTTTGGTTAAAGTCAGGTGTGAACAGTTTGCTTGTCGGAACTGCTGAAGGTATTCTGACAGTAAACGGTGGTGATACAACAAAAGCAATAACACCGACAGACATCACTGCAAAATTATCTTGTCGTGACGGTGTTTCAAAAGTTTTACCTGTTCATAAAGACAACTTTGTTTTCTTTGTATCAAGCAATCAAAGACAATTATATATGTTTGAATATGATGTTTTGCTTGAACAATTCAAAGCAACAAACCTTTCTAAAGGCAATTATGAAATCACAAAAGGCGGTATTAAAAAACTTGCAAATAAATTTGACAGATTCGGTCTTATATTTGCTTTATGCGGTGGTAAACTTCTTTCAATTTGTTTTTCAAATGATGAAGCAGTAAACGCATGGTCTGAATTTATAACAGACGGTGAATTTATTGATATTTGCACAGTAACACGTCCTGACGGTAATTATGATTTATTTGCTAACGTCAAACGTGTAATAAACGGAATAACAAGATACTATCTTGAAAGATTGACAGAAACAGTTGAATTTTCACGTTTTGAAGATTTTGTTTCAGACATTCCGAAAGGTTCAAATGCAACAGATATTCTTGAAATAAAACGTGAAGACAGATATGCGTTTTATAGAAAAATAGCTGAAGAACTTCGTGATTGTAATTATCTTGATTGTTCAATAAAGTATTCAGGTCTTCATTCTGAAACAATTCAATTGAATGACGATACTCTTACTTGTAATGATGAGATATTTACAATTAATGATGTCGGAAAAAGAATATGGGTAAAAACAATAACAGGTCGTGAATACGGCATTTTTGACATCAAAGAATTTGTAAGTTCAACAGAAATAAAAGTTAAAATTTTACTTGAACCTACAAGCAACACAATTTCACAATGGTATTTATCAGCAACACATTTTTCAGGTCTGAATCATTTAGAAGGTGAAACAGTTGCGGTTGTCGGTAACGGCGGTTACATAGGTGATTTTGTTGTTGAAAACGGTCAAGTTGATATTTCTAACGCAAACGTTAATAAAGTTGGAAGTGCCGTCATAGGTCTGAAACATAAAGGAATTTTGAAAAGTCCTAATCTTGGCGTAACACTTCAAGGTCTGCAAACGTTCACAAACATGAAGAACATATACAAAATGGGCTTGCAATTAAGTTTTTCAGCAGGCGGTAAAATCGGAAGCAATATGTATGACCTCGCTGAAGTTCAAGATTTCAACCCTGACGGACTTTATGACGTACCGCCTTTACCAATGGACGGCTATAAAGAAATAGAATATTCGGATGATTATGACAAAGAAAAACACTATTTTATTGTTCAGGATAGTCCGCTTCCTTTACATATCACTGCCGTCATTCCATATTACAAACACGTACCAAAAGCATAACAAGGAGTATAAAAATGGCTCTACCAATAATACCTATAATCATGGCTGTTGCAGCACTCGGACAAGGAATTGTTCAGGGAATATCTAATGCAAAAAATGCAAAAGCAGAAGCAAATGAAGTTGCAGAACAACTGAAAGCACAAACATATGAACGTGCAAGACAGGCGAAAAAATTAATGCAACAACAAAAAACATCTTTCTTAAAAAGCGGTGTATATTTTGATTCAGGTTCACCTTTGGCGGTTCTTGATGAAACATATGACACGGCAATGTCTGATATAAATGATATGCAAAAAGATTCAAATGCAAAAATTAACAATCTTATGCGTCAAGGAAAAACGGCTTTCTTCAGTTCTATTATGGAAGGTGTCGGAAATGCGGCACTTGGTTATTTTCTTGGTGGCGGTAGCGGACTTCTTTCAAAAGCAGGAAGTACAATATCAAATTCAAAAGCAGGGGTAGCCGTACAAAATTGGTATAATTCCGCACGTGGTTGGACAAAAGGCGGTTTTGGTCAATTGCCTACAAGTAACGGTTTACCGTCAACAAGCGGTATAAAAACAGTATAGAGGTGAAAAATGGCACATATACAACGTGGTGATGATAGACAATATTTTTCAAAGGGAATTGCTGAACAGGATATGTCAGGACAATATGCTGATATGTTTGACAATGCTCTAAACACAGGTGTTTCAATTACGCAAAAAGCAAACGAATCAACTCTTGCAAATAATCAAATTGACCTTTCTACAAGATTTCTTGCAGAAAATAATAAAATAAATACAAAATATCAAGCAGACCCGACGAACCCACAAAGAGAAATTGAGTTGCAACAAGCATTTGAATCACTTGCAAATCAATATAAAATCAACCCTACTTGTCAAAAGCAGTGGTCAGATATTAAAAACAATGTTTATAATCGCTATAAAACATACAATGAACAATGGGTTGAAAAACAACAACAAAGCAATATTTCAACAAATCTGAAAGACGGTTATGAAAATTTAACAAATCAGATTTCTATGTTAGGAATGAACGGTGCAAGCATTGATGAAGTTCGTCTTATATATGCAAACGGAATTGAAGGACTTCGCAACGGTGCAATTGCCGGACTTGGTGAAGTAACGGTTAATGAGTTTTTGAAAGATTCTAACCACGATATTATGACAACTTATATTTCATCACTTGCATTAAACAATCCTCTTGAAGCACAAAGATTATTAAAAGATGAAGGTGTAAGAAATGACATAGGACGTGCAGAAACACTTCAAAAACTTGATGAATACGTTGCAAATTCTTTGAATAATCAGGCAAAAAGAACTGCCGTCAATGAACTTGGCAATACTTTAAGGTCTATGAACTCTGAAGACGCAGACAATATTATAAACGGTAAAGCAAACTTGAATCAGGTTATGAAGTTTATAGAATCAAACAAAGGACTTCCTGAAGGCTCAAAAGATTTAATTTTAAACATTTACGGAATAGGTTCAAAGTCTGAATATTATTATGATAAAGATAAAAAGAAAATTGTGAAACAAGAAGAAAAACGTGGCAGAGGTGCTGCTAACGGTCTTGTTGCGTTGAAAAACTTGTCAAAAACACAGAAAGAAGAACTTGCACTTGACCTTGAACAAAGGCTTTATGATATGTTTACATTTGAACAACCTGCAAAGGTTAACCCTAAAAAAGCAATTAAAAAAGGTGAAGCACAAGGACATCAAAGCAATACATTATCAATGCTTGAATCTGTTGCACAAGCACAAGGTGCAATTGACACTGCATGGAATGCAGGTGTTATTACAAAAGCACAACGTCAAAATATGATGAATAAATTCATTGAACCTATGACAAATTATCTTGAAGCAAATATGCAAGAACTTGATGAACGCTCAGGTTTTTTGGGTAGTAAATTAGGTTATGACAAATTAAAAAAAGAATTTGCTATTGATAAAATTCCTGCAAATCATACAAGAGAAATAAAAGCAAAGCAGAAAGAATTATTAACCGCACAAGGTTTTTATTACAAAGCACTTGACGAAGCAAGAATTAAAAAACACAAAGATAGTATATATGGACTTGAAGAATTAACTCCTGAAGAACAAAGAGAAATATATCAAACTGCAAGCAAATATGCTATTGAACAAACACAACGAATCAGTGAACAACCTGAAGCATTCTTTAAAGAAGAATACCCTGAATTGTATGCAAGCGGTGTTGCACTATTCGGAATAAAAGACGGAAACAAAATTGCAAGAATTGTTGCAAAAGAAATATACAATGCACCTGAAGGTGAAAAACCTGACGTGAAAAAAGTCATGAGTAAAGCCGTCAATGACGTTTATTCTGTAAAACGTGATAAAGCAATGATGACTAAAATACAAATGTATGAAAAATATCACGTTTCAGAAAAACCAAAACCACCTTCTATGCAAGTAATGCGTGGCGGTGTTCCGTATAAGTCAAAAGATTATGACGAACAAATGAAAGTCTATAATCAAAGACTTAAAGAATACAATTTAAGACAACAAAGACGCATGAAGAATTTAGGTGTATCAGAAGCGGACGTGAAAGAAACTGCACAAAAATCAGGATTGACAGAATCACAAGTTTTGAGTGCATTAGAAATTCAACAATTCAAAACTAAAACAGGCAAAGACTTTTCTTTTGCAAATTATTATTAAGAGGTAATAATGACAAATTTATTTGAACAAAACGGTACGATAGAATATTTTCATAACAGAGAAGAAAGCGAAAGACAAAATCAACTTGACTTTGTTAATAATCTTGTATCGCCTGAATTTATAGAAAATGAACAGAAAAAAGGAAGAATAAACGCATTTGAAACATTAAAAAATGCTAAAAAATGGGGGTATGCAGTTCCTTATATCGGCACAGGTGCAGAAATCGGTAAAAATATCAGAGTGTTAAATCTGCAAAATAAAGTGCGTGAAGGTAGTCAATTAACTCCTGAAGAAATGGACGAATACAAAGAATTTGTTCTTGATATAGCAAGTCAATCTGTCAGAGGGCAAACAATACCTTCTATGGCTTGGGACGGTTTTTTGCAATCAATACCGTATATGGCTGAATTTGGAATTGGTCTTGCAACTTCAGGTGAAGGTGTCGGTCTTGCTTCTTTAGGTCAAACAGGCGGTAAACTTGCAGTAAAAAAAGCACTTAAAGATTTAGGTGTAAACGCAATTAAAGACACAACAAAACAGGCAGTAAAAAATCAATTAGCAAAAAATACTGTTAAAACTTTGGCAAAAGATTCAACTTTAGGTGTAGCAAAGTTCAATTTAAAATATTTACCGCAACAAGGGGTAAAACGTTTTGCGGAACTTGAAATTGATGAAAATCTTATGGTTACACCTGAAGGTCAAGTTTTATTGAATGAAGCAGAACAAAACCCTGCAATGTCTGTTCTGAAAGCAATCGGACTTATGCAGATTGAAACACTTTCAGAAACGGCAGGTTATGCGTTCAATTTAGCTGAAAAGTCTATTGGGAAGTTTATCAATAATAAACTTCTTAAACATTTACCTGCAAAATTTGTTTCTAACCTTAATAAATTATCAAAACAGGTAACAGGACTTTCAACCGTTAAAGCACTTCAAAAATATGGGTGGAACGGCATACTTGAAGAATTTGGTGAAGAACGTGTTTCAGATTTTCTGCAAACAACTTTTGACCTTGACGGACAAGAAGGTTATTCTTTTGAACAATTCTTGCAAGCAATTTTTCCGCCAAAAGAACAAGCCGTTGCAGAAATATTGTCATTTGCTCTTATGGGCGGAACAGGAACAGGAATTAAAAAAGGTGTTGATTTTTCACGTTACAGAAGTATTACAAAAGATATTCAGGAAAAATCAAAAAATGAAGACGGTTCATATAACAAAGATAAAATGAAACGTCTTATAAAACGTAACAACCCGAATATTGCAAAAGAAAATCTTGATAAAGCCGTCAATAGTATAACTGACGGAATTATGAAAACTGAAGACTATTCTGTTGACGATTTTCTTCTTGATTGCGGTGTATTTAGAGTACATGCAAGAAAAAGTAATACAGATGAACGTCTGACAAAAATTCTTCAAGACGGCGGTATTAAAGAAGAAGATATTGAAAATTTTCTTGATTATGCTTCTTTAGATGATAAAGCACAACTTTTAAAAATGCACGAAGAAGCAACAACGCAAAAGCAAGATTATTCAGTAATAAAATCTGAATTAATTAATGCCGGACATAGCGAAGAACAAGCAGAACTTGAAGTACAAAGTTTAAACAGAATTGATTCCGTTCTCATGAACAAATACAATGCAGAAGGCGAAGCTGAAGATTTAATCAAAAAAAGAAATCTAAAAGTTCAAGCAATTCAGAATGAAGTTCAGCAACAAAAAGAAAAAGACTTTGTTGAAAATTCAGAATTGAAGCAAAAAGAAATATATCACTTTAAACCTTCAGAACTGAAAACAAATGCAAAACTTTTTCAATACAAAGAAAATTCTGACGAAGAAGGAAAAACGGACAGAATGAACGGTGTTGAAGAATGGTCTGCACAAGATTCAGGTATCGTTATCGTATGGGAAGCAAAAGACGGACAAAGATATATTGCTGACGGACATCAAAGGCTTGGACTTGCAAAACGTCTTAATGATGAAAAAATACGTCTTGACGGTGTATTGTACCGTGAAGCTGACGGTTATACTCCTGAAGACGTAAGAATGATAGCTGCCAAAAAGAATATTGCAGAAGGTTCAGGCACTCCGATTGATACCGCAAAAATTTTGCGTGAACTCGGCGGTGCTGATAATTATCCTGCTTCACTTCCTCGCAAGGGTGCAATGTATGAATACGGCATTGCATTGTCAAGACTTGGTGATGAAGCATTTGAGAAAGTTATCAATGGATATGTAACACCTGCACAAGGTGCGGTTGTTGCAAATATTATAAGAAATGACCATACAAAACAATCACTTGCAATTGATATTATTGCACAAGAAGGAATTGAAACACTTTCTGAAACAGAGCTTATGGCACGTCAGGTGTTATCAACTCCGACAGAAACAGTTGAACAAACGAATTTATTCGGCACTCAACAAATACTTCAATCTTCAGCAGTAGAAAAAATCAAAATTATTGACGGTGCGATAAAAGAATTAAAAAAGACAAAAAACCGTATGGCATTTTTAGGGAACAACTCAAAAGCAATTGAAAAAAACGGTAATAAATTAAACAAAGAAAACAATGAACAATTGAAAAAATCTGCCGAAATTGCTCTTGAAGTTGTTAAAAAACAAGCATTTTATGAAGGTGAAATTTCCGATAAAGCAAACGACCTTGCACAAAAAGAAAGAAATGGTGAAATTTCTCATAATGAAGCAATAAGACAATTTGCCGATTTTGTTATGAGTGAAGATATTCTTGATATTATTTTCAATCGTAAAAAGCAAGAAGAAGTAACAAAAGAAATTGAAGAAAACACTGAATCAACTCCTGAAGAAGTTGATAATAGTCAAACATCTTTGTTTAATTTGGAAACTCCTGAAGAACAACTTAACAATGAATTGCCTGAATTTAAACCTGAAAAGAAACCTGAAGCAATAGACAAATATGAAGACTTTGGCGAAAAAATTGAAGGTGCAAAAAAAGATTTATGGGTTTCTTATCAATCTTCTTTAGCACGACCAATGACCGACGATTTTGAAAAAATGTCATTATCAAAAGATTTTCCTGAACCAAACTATGAAGGTTTGATTAGGGAAGGTATTGACGTGAATATTTTGGCAACAATAAAAGCATTACGTGATATTATCCCAACAAAACCACGTGGTAAATATGGAACATATAAAAGAAATCAATATATTCAAGTTTTAAAATTTGTTCGTGAACTTGCAAGTGATTTAATTAGTGGCAAGAAAAAATTAACCGATATTGATGAAGCACTAAATTCAACAAAAGATATAAAAGAGCAAGTTCAATTATATATTGAACTTGGTTATCCTGCTTTTAAAAATGCGAATGGTTGGAAAATTAAATCAGGTATATTTTCAATTGCGAATGGTGAAAAGTTAGATAATTCAACAAGAATGTTCTATGCCTACAATGTAAGTAATAAAGCAAGAAAATCAACAAAAGCATTTAAAACAAAAGAAGAACTGATTGATTATTTGCGTGAAGAATTTAGTAAAGAGCCTGAAAAAGAAGAACACAAAACAAAACTTGATATTTACCAAATGAGAAGTACAGGTGAAATAATTATTGGTAAAAAAGTCGGTACAAATAAATATATTGACTTAAAAGGCGGTTTTACTTCTGCAAAAGAAGCAAGGCAGTATTATAAAGATAATGAAAAAGAACTGCTTGAAAAATTGCAAAAACTCAAAGAAACACCTGAAACAAGAGGTTCTGCAAATAAAGAACGTGTTGGCAAAGATTATCGTGAAGGCACAAACGTAACACCTGAAAAGTTTGCAAATGAGTTCGGCTTTAGGGGGGTTCAATTCGGTAATTATGTTGAACAATCAAAACGTATTGAAGATATAAATGAAGCATATGACGCACTTCTTGATTTAGCAAATTTAATTGACGTACCTTCAAGGGCAATTTCCTTGAATGGTTCACTTGGTATTGCTTTCGGTGCAAGGGGTAACGGTGGAAAATTCCCTGCAAAAGCACATTATGAACCTGCTGAAGTTGTAATTAATTTAACAAAGAAAAAAGGTGCAGGTTCGCTTGCTCATGAATGGTGGCACGCACTTGACAATTTCTTTGGAAAATTAGAAGGTAGTCAACTCGGTTATATAAGCGAAAGATATTCTTCAGAAAAAGTCAGAAAAGAAGTTTTTGACGCATACAAAGGAATTGTCAATGTTCTTAAAAAGAATATGTTTGAACGTTCTAAAAAACTTGATGAAACAAGGACAAAAGATTATTGGTCAACAACCGTTGAAATGACCGCAAGAGGTTTTGAAGCATACATTATTGCGAAAGCGAAAATGAAAGGTTTTACAAATGATTATCTTGCAAATATATTAACAGAACAGGAATACAGAGATATTGAATTATATCCATATCCTTATGAATCGGAAATGCAAGAAGTTATTGACGCATACGACAAACTATTTTCAATATTAAAAACAAAGGAAACAGAAAAAGGAATAACTTTTTATCAATCTGCAAATAATCAGAATGAAGAACCGCGTGCGTGGATAGATTTCAAAGACAATGAAACAATTGTTTCTTTGGCAGAAGGTCATGACGCAAGTTCATTTGTTCATGAACTCGGACACCTTTATTTGCACGACCTTCAAGAACTCGCTAAAACAAATAAACGTGCAGAAAAAGACTTGAAAGAAATCTATGAAGTTTTAGGTTTTGATGATAACAGTGCAACTCCTGAAGAAGAAAGAGAAATGCATGAACGTTTTGCAAGAAGTTTTGAAGCATATCTTTTGAATGGTGAAGCACCTACTGCAAGGCTTAAAACAGTTTTTGAACGTTTCAAAGAATTTTTAAAAGATGTATATGAATCATTATCAGACCTGAATGTAAACTTTTCAAGAGAAGTTCAAGAATGCTTTGATAGATTATTTACAACTGATGAAGAATATGAAAAAGAAGTTTTGCCGTTATATAAGCAAAATGAAGAACTTGCTGACAGTATTAATCAGCAGGAAACGTTGTCATACAAAATAAAAAATAATCTTAATGCCATAACTGAAGCATGGAAAAGTTTTTATGACACAGTTATTATTCCGATTGATACACAACTTGGAAGAATATCACCCGAACTGAAAAAACTTTTGAGAAAACACACCTTTGATATGACATATCAGGCGAAAAAAGATTGTGATAAAATCACACCTTTTTTGAAAAAAATTCAGGAAATCAAAAAGAATAATACAACCGTGAACTACAACGGCACGCAATTCAACGCATATAATTTATTATCGTATGCTTTGAACAACCGTGATTCATACATGGTAAATAAAATTGTTAAATCATTAGACATTAAAGAAGAATTTGAACAAGTTCGTGCATTATTAGACCAATTGCATGAAGAAACGGAATCTGTCGGTCTTTCTGTCGGCTATCTTGAAAGTTATTATCCGCGTATGGTAAAAACCGATAAAACAGACGAATTTATTGAACTGTTTGAAAAAATGACGCGTGAAGAAGAAATTGACTTGAAAGAACAACTTCTTGAACTTGATGAAGCAGAATATTCAAACGTCAAAAGAACAATAAGAGAAAATGACGTGCATGGTTTATGGAACAATGCAGATAAAGCAAAATTAATCAATACCGCTATTCGTGGCTTTGGCAAAAACAATATCCTTCTTTCAAGAATCGGTCAATTAAAATTTGAACGTATTATTGATAAACTTACACCTGAACAACAACAGTTCTATGAACCGATTGAAAAAGCACTTTCAAATTATGTTATTGGTGCAAGAAAAAATATTGAAGAACGCAAGTTTTTCGGTGCAGAAAATAAAGAAGTTTCAAAACTCCGTGCTTCTATAAAACGCAAACGCGAAACGTTGCGTGAAGTCAAAATGCGTACACCTGCACAGGCAAAGTGGAAAGAAATCAACCGTCTGAAATATGAACTTGCACCTATTGAAATAAAAATTGAATCAATATCAGGTGATTTACAAAAAAATCTTGATGAAATTAAGAATATAAAAGATGAAGAACGAAAAGCAAAAGTTCAAGGCTATATTGATAATCAAAAAGAGCTTCTGAAAAATCTTAATGAACGTGCAGAATGTCTTCGTTCTCAATTAGAATGGACGGAAGAAAACAATAATCTGAAAGTAAAAAACGTTGTTGTAAAACGTCTTAATGAAGAAATCAAAGATTTGAACAAACAAATTGAAGATATACTTGGCGATATTGACCACGTTGAAGACAGTATCGGAAGACTTATTGCTGACCTTGCAGAAAAAGGTGTTATTCACGTTAAAGATGAAAGAGTTGTCAGAGATTTACTTGTTTCACGTTTTAATACAATTAGGCTTGAAAAAGTTGCAACAACTTTGCGTGACGCAAGTACAATTGTAACTTTGAATGATATTACAAACGCAGTAACACAGATTACAGACTTGACTTTTTCGGCTTTTAAATTTGGCTTAATGAATACCTTCAGAGGAATGAAAGGTGTTGAAGGTCTTACGCGTGAATCTTTAGGTATAAAAAATATTGCTGAAGAATTTAGAGGTTCGGGAAGTGTTTCAAATTGGCTTAATAAACAATTGAAAATTATCGGACTTGACCTTATTGACGGCTTTGCAAAAAACGTTGCAATCAATGCTTCTGTTCTTTCTGCACGTCAAAAAGCAAAAAAGAATGACAAAAAATTTGATGAAAAATTAAAATTTTTGTTCGGTGAAAAAGAAGCAGAAAAAGTTAAACAAGATTTGATTGACGGCAAAACAACTGATGAAATCATATTTATTGCCTTCAATGACCTTGCAGACATTCAGCCGATTTCAACTGACCAAATGACAAGAGGGTATCAATCAGGCTTTAAACCTTTATATGTTCTTAAAACATATAGTATTAAAGCACTTGATATTATCAGAAATGAATGTTTTTCAAAAATATCTTCAGGAGTTAAAGACCTGAAAGAAGACAAGCAAAAGGGTATTGAACAAATTCGTGAAGGTATAACAAACTTGATTAAGCTGCAAACGTTCATGTGGTTGTTCGGTCTTCCGCAGGACTTAATAAAAGACCTGATTGCAAATAAAGATTTTGATATTCCTGAACACGTTATTGATAACTTATTGATATTCGGTATTTTCAACAGATTTTTAATAAATAAAGTTGCTGATAACCCTGCAAATATTTATTTAGAAAACGTTAAACTTCCGATTATTCAAGCAATAGGTGATTTAGTAACAGGAATCAAACAAGTTCAGAAAGGCAAAAAAGAAGTTAAAGACCTTTATGTTTGGTCAAGAGTGCCGTTTATAGGGAAACTTTATTACAATTGGCTCGGCGGAAGAAAAGAAAAAAGAGTAAAAATTAATTAACAAGGAGTGTAAAAATGGCAAATGAAGTTAATTATAGCCCTTGTAAATATCGGGGTAACGGAAGCACAACAGAATTTTCTTTTGATTGGAAAATACTGAATGTTGAAGATGTGATTGTTCAATTTGAAGACGTTTCAACAGGTGTGCAAACTACAAAACAATACGGTTCAGATTTTACCGTTATATTTAATGAAACAGGCGGTCATGTTACGTTCAATACGGCACCGTCTTCGGACTACTATGTAATCATTTCACGTAATGTTTCAGATTATCAAAGCAAGACTTATTCAACTTCAACAGGTTTTCAGGGTTCTGAAATAGAAAATTCTTTTGACCGTGCATCTTGTAACCTGCAAGAAGTTGAATATACATTGCAACGTGCAATAAAAGTTCCTGTCGGTTCTGCAATACTTGACCTTACATTGCCTTTGCCGGACGCAGGGAAAACTTTAAAATGGAATGAAGACGAAGACGGTCTTGTGAACTCTACAATTGACGTTGATGAACTTGAATCAATTGCAAACAGACTTCATGAAAGCATAGACAATATTGACACAGTTGCAGAAAATATTCTTGATGTTAATGATGTTGCAGATATTCAAGAGGACGTTACAACTGTTGCGGACATCAAAAATGAAGTTGTTTCTGTTGCAGGAATTAAAAACAACGTTGTTGCAGTTGATAATAACAAAACAAACATCAATGCAGTAAACGCGAACAAAACAAATATTGATACTGTTGCAAATAATATTCTTGACGTGAATGACGTTGCAGAAAATATTCTTGATGTTAATGATGTTGCAGATATTAAAGAAGACGTTTCAAAAGTTGCTGACATAGATGATTCTGTTGTTTCTGTTGCAGGAATTAAAAACAACGTTGTTGCAGTTGATAATAACAAAACAAACATCAATGCAGTAAACGCGAACAAAACAAATATTGATACTGTTGCAAATAATATTCTTGACGTGAATGACGTTGCAGACAGTATTGAAGATGTAAATACTTGTGCCGATAATATGACGGCAATTCTTGACGCACCGAATCAGGCACAAACAGCAACGGAACAAGCAGAAATTGCAACCGATAAGGCAAACGATTGTGCAGTTGCTCTTGCTGAAGCAGAAGACCTTCGTAACTCACTTCAGTTGTTCTCTTGCATTGATTGCGGTTATTTTGGCGATACGCAGACAATTATCCATGACGCAGGAACGTTTGACAATATGGCAACGGAAGAAAAAATTGTTGATTGCGGTGCTTTTGGTAATTTTTATATAGCAAATGAAGATATTAAAAATATTCTAAATTTACCGAATTTACAAATACAAGTTGATAACAATGAATATACATTGAACAAGACAATTGAACGTTTATCAGCAGATGAAGAAAATGTTGCAGAAAACAGAAGCGATATAGATGACTTGATTCTTTTGACAACTGAACATTCAGAAGATATTGAAGATATAGTTGACGATATTGAAGAACTTGCTGATAGAACTTCAGAAAATGAAGATGATATTGAACAACTTCAGTATTTCACAAAACCATTTGCATACATTGATTGCGGTTATTTTGGCGATACGCAGACAATTATCCATGACGCAGGAACGTTTGACAATATGGCAACAAATACAATTGATTGCGGAAACTTTAACGGCTTTTTTATAAGTCGTGAAGATTTGAAAAATATTATACAAATTCCTGTTATACAAAAATCAATAAACACTATAACAAATTTAATAGAAATATTAGAACAAAGACTTTCAAGTCTTGAAGGTGGTATTGATTGCGGTTATTTTAAAACAGTTTAGTTAATAAAGTGCCATTCGGCAGAAAGGAAAAGAAAAATGAGTACAGTAGTAGCAGAAGGTGTTCAAAATGTTCGCGGAAATAAAGCATTATTGACATCAACAAACGCAGTTCTGAAATCAGGTGAACTCGGTTATATAACCGATACTGACAGAGCTTTTATAGGTGACGGTTCAACCACAGGGGAAAACAGACCTGTTTTTCATGACAGTGAACATGAAGGTTATATACAGAGATTAAACAACTGTTATGCAGGTAAATTGTTGACCGTTAACCCTCAAAACGCAGCCGAAATTACATCAGCAGGCAATATTTGGGATTGGCTTGTTGCAAGAAGAACGGCAGGTAATTTTGAAAATATTAACTGTCATGATAAACTTCAGTTTGATATTTCAGCAGGTACAGTAACAGATGTAGGTAATTCATCAGGTTATACAGGAACATACTCCCACACTATACCTGCACAAACAGTAACGGCTGAAGTTGTAGGTATAAATACATATAAAGGATATGGTGACGGCGGTCATGAAGTTGGCAATCATATTGACTTTAGATGTACTGTAAAAGTAAACGTATCACCAAACGTTATATGGCAAAGAAGCAATAATAACAACGGTACTTCAGAAAACCCGAACCCTTATATGTCTTCTGTTGTTAGGGCATTTTTGAACGGTATTAACAACTATTCTACAAATGCTTACAATAGTATTGCACACGGTGCTGACTTCTCATCAGGCGGTTTATTCCAATTATGCCCTGCTAAAATGCAAAGTGCTTGTAGGACAAAGAGATTATATGTCGGCACAAGATACAGTGCTACACAATTATTAAATCAAGACACGGCAGGTGCATGGGTTGATTTAGACAAATTCTTCTTATTCTTTGAAAGAGAATTATTCGGTTGTGCAATTAACTCTGCAAGTAAAGACAGTTACGGTTGTGACCGTTCTACTATGGGAACTCACCCTTATCCTGCTTTACAAGACAATGCAGGTTCTCTAAAAACGGCAGGTCGTGTGAATAGTTGGGGTGCTTCCGTTGCGAGTGGTTCTACTGAGCGTGCGTGCGGTTTGAACGGCGACGGTATTGCTGGCGCGAACTACTGCACTGACCCTGGCTTCAGTGTTGTCTTCGGCTTTAGAATTTAATCACTATATCTTAGGTATGCACTGCCTTGTGCAGTGCTACCTTTTCAAAAGGTTTATCAAAAATGTCAAACGTTTATGCAAGAAATCAAAAAGAACATGAATTAAAATTTTTAGCTGACGCAATAACTCTTATGAAAGAAGTTACTGAATTTGCTATGAATGATAAGAATATACCTAAACATCACAGATTTTCAATTGCCGTTCCAATGATGAAAACTGTTCAGAAAATTGTACAATATTTGTATGAAGCAAACAATTGTTTCCCGCAATTAGAAGAAACAGACAATGAAGAAGACGCAAGAAAATCTTTAGAAAAAGCAGAAAAAATTCTTGCAGACAGGGAACATTATCAAATAAAAGCAAAATCAAATTGCTTTTATTTACAAAGTTTATTTGTAAACGCAGAAATGACCGTGCCGACAGTAAAAGTGAAATCTTTGCAAAGAATGTCAATAGCACTTACAAATTTAATTGACACAATTCTTGCGTGGACAAAATCAAACAGAATTTATCCCCCAAAACAAAAGTAAAGGTTATTTGTTGTATTCGTGTGAATAGTTGGGGTGCTTCCGTTGCGAGTGGTTCTACTGAGCATGCGTGCAATTTGAACAACAACGGTAATGCTAACGCGAACAACTGCACTAACACTAACATCAGTGTTGTCTTCGGATTTAATATTAAAAACGGTTCGTCAAAGTATTAATGATAATCATTATCATTAAGAAATCAATACCTATATTAAAGGAACAGATAACCTTCAAGTCTTGAACTTGTAAATAAGTATTCTGATGTTTATTCGGATGTTTCGCCTTTGGGGTTCTAAAAGTGCATAGCAGGTGTTGTGTATTACGTCCTGTTTTATATCCGTAGCTTCGCAGTCAAAGGTTAATACACATTTGTCGCAGACTGTACAGAATACATGGGGGAATAATGAGTAGAAGACAGAAACGTTATGAACGCAGAATGCAGAAAAGAAACAATAAAAGACTTGAACAAGTCGGCAACAGTTTAAGTTTTAATGCGGTCTGTAATTTTGAATCACTATATCGTTCAGCTTTTAAAGCAGCTAAAGGTGTAAGGTGGAAAATATCAGTTCAAAGATATTTGATAAATATACTGATTAATACCGTTAAACTTCAAAGAAAATTAGAAAAATTAAAAGATGTACGTCAAGGGTTTATCAAGTTCATAGTGAACGAAAGGGGGAAAATAAGACATATAAGCAGTGTTCATTTTCGTGAAAGAGTTGTACAGAAAGCATTATGCACCTATGCGTTTTCGCCTGTTATATCAAGAAGTCTGATTACAGATAACGGTGCAAGTCAAAAAGGTAAAGGAACAACGTATGCTATAAACAGAATCACATCACATTTGAGAAAACATTGTTACAAAAACGGAAACAAAGGTTATGTTCTGCTTATAGATTTTAAGAGTTATTTTGACAATATCAACCATGAGAAGTTAAAAGAAGTTTTCAGAAAATTTTTTGAAGATGAAAAGATTTTGAAATATACAGACGATTTTATAAACGCATTCGGCGATAAAGGTCTTGGTCTTGGAAGCGAAACATCACAGACAGGTGCAATTGTTTTTATAAATGATATAGACCATTTTATAAAAGAGAAATTGAGCATTAAGGCATACGGAAGATACATGGACGATAGTTATATTATCTTGCCTTCAAAAAAATGCGTTAGAGAGCATTCTGGAGTGCCTGAAAAAGAAATATGAAGAATTTGGAATAACAGTTAATAAAAAGAAAACTTATATCACAGATTTAAAACATGGGTTCATGTTTTTGAAAACAAGATTTTACATAACAGATACAAACTTTGTAATCAAGAAAGCATGCAGAGATAGCATTGTCAGAGAACGCAGAAAACTAAAAAGACAAGCAAAGTTGTATGAACAAGGCATTTTAACTAAAGACGATATTCACACAAGTTTTGTTGCGTGGGAAGGTTCACTGAAACGTAAGCACGCAAAAACTTCAGTAAGGAATATGAAGCTACTATATAACAGTTTATTTATGAAAGGAGAAAAGAAAAATGGCTGAAGAATTAGGAAAAACAGAAGAAGAAAAATGCAAAGAAATCACAGAAGCAAGAATGTGGTTCACAGATTGCTATGATTACACGGCAGTTAAAATTGTTTATGAATTAGCGAAAGCATTCAAAACACAATTCCCAAATGTTCAACTTCCTGACTTTGAAAAGTACAAAGACAGAGAAGCTGAAGCAATTGAAAAAAGAAGAATTATCAATGAAGATACTTCTTCATAGTTAAAATTTTGGTTGGGCAGGTGGGATATTGGGAAACTGCACGTTAGGTGTGTGCAGATTTATTATAAGAGAGGACATTAATGAAAATTCAACCGATTCAGAACGTCAGTTTTGGCATATATAAAAACACGACTAAAACCGTCAGAGATTACGGAACCGTTATTTGCGACACAGGAATATACAAAGACAAAAAGATTGAAATATATTCTGCTTTCGGAAACAACGGAAAACTTGAACATAAGTTGTATTACGTTTCTCAAATGATGAAATGGTTGAAAAGTAAATTAGTGTACTTTTCTAACAACAAAAAATGGAAAACTATCAAAAGCGAAAGGAAATAATTATGGACTTAAAACAAATACTTACGGTAATTTTACAAATCACATTGCCGTTTATTAAAGAACTTGTTGAATCAAAAGTTGTGCCGTTCTTGAAACGCAAGGCATATGAAAGAGTTGACGGAAAAGTTGACAACTTAATTAAAGACCTTGCACAGAATGCAAGCAAAATTAAAGATGAAACAGATGAAGCAAAGAAATTTGCTTACATTGAAGGTACAAAATTAGGTGTAGAAACGTTGAAGGCTATTGCTGATAAATTGAATAAAGCAGCAGAAGAAATTGAAAAAGCCTTGTAAAGAGGTGAGAAATGGAAGAAAAAATTGTTGAGTACGCACCTATTATTATCGTGGTGCTTGGTTTTATATTGCAAAATAATATCTTTGTAAAGCCTGAACAACTTGAAAGAAAGCACAGAGAAATTCTGAAAGAAGTTGACGCAAAGTTTGATGAAACTGAAAAAGAATTTGGAAGTAAATACGTTGAACTTAATGCTTACAAAGAATTTCAAAGTCATATGTATTCTGAACTTGAAAAAATATCTTCAGGAGTTGAAGACTTGAAAAATTTTTTAATGGGGAAAGGACGATAATATGACAAATTTGAATTTTTGTATGTCTGAATTGATACATTCAGATTTTGCAGTAAAGCATAATATTAACAATATGCCTGACATCAAAAGTTTAGATTGTATGCTGAACTTGATTGTTTACTGTCTTCAACCTATTCGTGAAGTTCTGAAAAAGCCAATGATAATATCTTCAGGTTTTAGAAATTTAGCAGTGAATCAACTTGTAGGTGGTGTCAGCAATTCGCAACACGTTAAAGGTCAAGCCGTTGATTTTACCGTCAAAGGTATGACCGTAAACCAAATAATTGAAATTATTAAAAAGTCCGGCATAGAGTATGACCAATTAATCAATGAATACAACCGTTGGGTTCATATCTCATATGTCAAAGGGGGGAACAGAAAACAATCCTTCAGTATAGGGGGATAATCTTTTTCAATATCCGTTTCTTCGGGTTTAATTCGGTTTGCTCGTTTTCGGGCAAGCCGTTTTTCTATGCTTATTTTTTGTGATATATTATTTCTATGAAATCAGCAGTCATATATGTACGTGTATCTTCTGACAGGCAAGAGAAAGAAGGGTGGTCAATTCCTGCACAAATTGAATACCTGAAGAACTATGCTGAAGAAAAATGTTTTTTTGTTGAAAAAATTTTTTCTGAATCTGAAACTGCAAAAAGGGCAGGAAGAAAAGCCTTTAATGAAATGTTGAAGTTTTGCGAAGAAAAAAACATCAATACAATTCTTGTTGAAAAAACTGACCGACTATATAGAAACTTTAAAGACTATGTAATTTTAGAAGACTATGACTTTGAAGTTCATCTTGTGAAAGAAGGAACTGTTATCAGTAAAAATTCACGTTCTCATGATAAATTTATTCATGGCATTAAGGTATTAATGGCAAAGAATTATATTGACAATCTTTCTGAAGAAGTCCGAAAAGGTCTGAATGAAAAAGTTGCACAAGGTTATTATCCGCATAAAGCACCTGTCGGTTATAAAACAATTGTAAATTTTGACAAGAAAAAAATCATTGTGCCTGATGAAGAAAAAGCACCATTTGTGAAACGTTTATTTGAACTTTATGCTTCAGGAGTATCAGCAGAACAAGCAAAGAAAATTCTGTATGAACAAGGTCTGTATCATAACACAAAGGAATATGCAAAATCACAACTAATAAAAATATTGCATGATTGTTTCTATATCGGCAAATTTATATACAAAGGTGCAATATATGACGGAAAACACGAACCTTTAATTTCAGTTGAATTATTTAATAAGGTTCAGAAAATGTTTAATCAATCAAAATCAAGAACACATGACGTTGAATTTCCATACACAGGGATAATTAAATGCGGTTATTGCGGTTGTCAACTTACCGCAGAATTAAAAAAAGGTAAATATATTTATTATCATTGCACAGGTAAACGTGGGGGAACGTGCAAGAAAGATTATATACGTGAAGAAAAATTTGACAAATTAATTATAGAACTTCTGACAAGAATCGCAAAAGCAATTCCTGAAGAAATATATCCGAAAGTTGTCAATGCCGTTAAAGAAATGAATACTGTCGGTGTAAACTATGCAACAAACAGTTATAATCAAATTGCAAAAAAACTTGAAACAATTGAAAAACGTCTTGACGCACTTTATGAAGATAAACTTGACGGAAGAATCACAGTTGAATTTTGGGAAGAAAAAAATAGAGCATGGCAGAAAGAAAAAAATAAGTTATCTATTCAACTTCATAGTATTAGCAAAACAAATGACACCTTCAGGGAAGGTTCGAACTTATTGCTTGATATAGTAAAAGACTTGCCACAACTTTATTTGAACGCAAATTTGATTGAAAAGAAACAAATTTTAAATTTGATAGGTTCGAACTTTATTTATAAAGACAAAGAATTAAGCATAGTGCTTAATTCCGCCTTTAATTACCTATTAAATTTTGACTTTTCTGAAAAATCTGGTGATGAGTGTACTATGTTAGAACTTTTTATTGGCGGACTAAATGAATGTATTGATGATGATTTTTGTTCATTGCTGAAACTCGTTGCTTGATTCCTGCAAAGATTGTTAAAAGTTTTACTGTTTCTCTTTCAACTTCTTCTGAAGTTGTATGAATATCTTCAGGCGGTAATATATTTAATCTCATATCATCAACTTGTATCTTCATTTGCCAAACCTCATTTCATTAAGGTCAACAATATGACGTGATTTCATTAAGTTCCGATATAACATTTGTGCCTGTTGCAAATCATCACAAAGTAAATCAATAAAAGGTGTCTTACTGAATACACGCACAACAAATTTGCCTGACAAATATTCATCATGTTCACCTTGATATTCAAGACCTTTAAGGTCTTGAATATCAGCCGTGTCAATTAGTATCTTTCCTTTTATCTGAACTATATCTGACACTATTGAAGAACCTCATTAACTGCCGATTCAATTGTGTTGTACCAATAAGAAACACATTTTTCTTTTGAACACCTGTTGCATTGTCTATCAAGATAAAAACATTCCGTCATTATATCGTCAGCTTCTTTCATTTTTAATAAACAACGTTTTACTTTTTCAAGAGCTTTTATATACTTCTGTTCTTCAGGTGGTTTTATACACGGAGTTGCAAAGAACCTTTCTATTTCTGCTAATATTCTCGGCAAAACTTCTTCACCATTACAGAATCGTCTTACAGTATTACTTGAAATGCCTATTTCTAAACCGACATCATAATATGATATTTTATTATCTTCTTTATACTTAATGACTTTTTTTCTTAATTCCTTTGTGTTCATTTTGTACCTTTCATCAGTTCAAATTCTATGTCAAAAACTTGTTTGTCAGTTTTTAAATCGGTGTTTATACCGTTGCGAATACAAATATTTTTAATTTTTGCTTTTAATCTTTTTGAAGAATTGTCTTTTGCAGGATAACCACAACAGAAAATCACCGTACTGTGAAGGGGTAACATTGTCTGTCTGCATAATATCTTGCTAAATAAAAACAATCTTCTAAACCAATAATCTGTTACTTCTCGGTATTCGTGAGTTTTTTCGCCTGATTTGATTTTGTCAAACCATACTTTTTTAAGGTGTAATGTCAGCATTTTGCACCTCGTTTATTTCTTTTAAGATTCTGTTTATCGTACATTTCAAACATTGTTCATAGTCATCACAACCACATTCTTGACTTTCGCACTCTGCACTTTCTTCTAAATCTTTCTTAATTCTTTCAGCCATAAATTTATACATAAAATATTTATCTATAAATTTATGCTTTTCTTTATGCTCTTTTTTGAGTTGTTTATAATAACAACTCGGGTTGTCTTTGCAGTTCAAGTGTAAAGTCAATGCTTTTATTTCGTTGCCGTTTTCGTCTTCAAATGCAAAACCTCTGCAATTACATTTATCATCATGTCTATATTCACATTCTGAAACATCTATGTCATTTATTATAAAAGTGTCAGTTGTTGTCATGTTTGCATTCCTTTCTGTAATTAAAGTACATTATCAAAAGAAGAAGCGGACTAATAACAACAAAGACAACTGTCAAAATTGGCAAGATTAAAACACCTGTTATATTTTTAATTGTTTCCATTATTCAACCTCTTTCAAAACTTTGTCTGCAATTTTATATGAATTGTTAGGTTTACCTTCTGAAGCCTGACAAACACCGCAAACCTGTCCTTCACAACCTGCACAAGATTTATTAAGTTCTCTAATTCTTTCAAGTGCTTTGATAAGTTTTTTAAGTTTGGTCTGTGTTTGATTCCATTGCTTTGTACAGATATGGTGATAATCTAAACTACAACCATTTTCTATATTTCTAAATTCACATTTATTACAATCTGCCATTACAACACCTCTGCACATTTATCATAAATTTTTGTTGCGGTGCTTGAATAACTTTTGCTTTTTCCGGCTATGGCTTGAATTTCTTCAAGTGTTTTTCTGTAAACGTTTCGTTCACCTTGAAGACCTTTGTTTTGTTCAACTACAAGATTGTATTGCGTAACCGTCTTTTTCAACTCGTCCTGAAGTTTATTAAATTCTTCTTCATTTTCCTTGTCATTTTCTTCTACTAATTTCAGCAGTGCGTCAAGGTTCACTACTGCTAAATGTTTTGTGTCAGTTTTCTTCATGTTCTTTTTCCTCATATTCTTTGCAAGTAACTTCATAAAAGACAATGCAACGTTTCTGTTTCTTGCACGTCTTGTTCATGTTTCCGTCAGGTGTATAATGTTTGCAATTATAGATATTCTGAATTTTCTGCATAATTCCCAACCCCCTTCGGAATAACAATACACTTTCTAACAATTTCTTCCGCGAATCTTCTTTTTAAATCGTCATATGCAATTTTACGTATATTTGGAATTCTATCGTCAATTCTCACAATTTGTTCAAATTGATACAAATTTTCAGGTGCAGTTATTCTGCAAGTCAATTTTTTAAAACTTCTTTCAAAATCGTCTTCTTGTACCGTCACATCAATAACAGGTGCTTGTACGAATTTTCTATATCGTTCCAAAAGATTATTCGCAATTGATAATGATGTACTTTTTGATGTCAATTCTGCTTGTAATCGAAAGATTTCAAAATCTTTTGCGTATAAAATCTTTTTAATTCTACGTTT